GGATTCACAACAGGTTTTATCACCTTCAAAAGAAGGTCTGCTAGGGGTTTGGCAAGTAGGGCAGATGAAGTCGCCACCACAGCAATAGTAGCAGTAGTAGATACAACAGAAACTGATGGGAGATATTGTTCAGCAAAACCAATAGCTTCCCATTGGGTTTCACATACCTTACCGTCAGGAGTTAATTTATATCCAACAACCTTCTCTGTACCTGCCTGATTCAAATCACCTATACGTCTTGCATTAGGTGGAGGACATTCTACTGGTCCGTCAGCAGTATTTCCAGGTGTCTCAGGTGGTGATGGAGCATCTGGTATTTCAGGTGCAGGTGGTTCTCCCGTATCAATACCTTCGGGTGCTTCTTCTGAATCCTGATATATTGTTTGCCAACTTAGTCCTCTATAATCATAATCTGCTGGTTCATAATAAGGAGCACCAGCATCACATAATACTGTATTGCCTTTAGGGTCATCATCGACCAGCATCTTATTTCTATTCTTTGGATTCTTTGCATTCTCCTTATGAACCTTAACACAACCTGGCATATTAACTACAGGAGTTCCTATAACCTCAGTAACAGGAACAGTGGGAGGAATTACTGTTGGAGTATTTTTCACCCACACTCTTGCATCAGCAATATTTCTTATACCAACAGGTTGTATAGTTGAAGTAGATGATTTTATTGGTTGTATTAATTTTACTCCCGTACCATTAACTTGTATGAAAGGTATATTATCATCACCACCAGCAACAGGAATATAAGGGATCATGATACTTTACTACCATATGTTCCTGCCTCAGTGCAGTCAGGATGATCTTTCAAGTATTGCATATAATTAAATCCAGATCCTTCTGGGTAAATATATTTTCCGTTCTCATCAAAGTTAGGTAGTTTTGCCCTCGACTCTGCTGATGGGTATGTGGGTTTGGGTCTCTTACCTTCCCTTATCTCTCTACCTATTCTCTTTCTCGTTTCGTTACCAGACTCACCAGGAGGAGCAGGCCAAGAAGATCCTAAGATCTCCCTGATCATCTCCTTAGTGTAACCGTTAGGATGAGACATTACTTATCTTTCCAACCACCTGCTTTTAACCAGTTGTTGTAATGTGGATTATCCCAACTGTCACTGATCTCATAAGAAGGAATTACAACCTCTTGAATATATCTTCTATTCTCTTCAACAAGTTTTACCTTGGCATCTATTTGAGCACCCCACCATACAGCAGCACCTAATTGTGCAGCTAAGAATGTAAGTACTGGTATTGGAATGTTTTTCATTTTTCTGCTGCGTATAATGCGAATGTAGAAGTAGTTATAACAGTCATCATGTTAGCAATGTGCTGCTTAACATCCGAATCACATACCTTACCAGGCATGAAGCATCCAAATATAGTTGCTCCTACTATTGCTAACTGGAAAAAGATTACAAACCTTATAAGGTCTATGACCCTATCCTTACTGTTGTGGGACTTGTTCACGATAATCTTGTTTAGGAACTGTAATGCCCTTCACAGGTCCCGAAGTCTTTGGCCAAGCATTAATAAGTTGAGTATATACTTCTTCTCTTACCACTTGACGTATCTGTTCTATACGTGCATCCTCTCTCTTCTGAGGACCACCTTGCATCTTATCTATCTGATAATTACCACCAACCACAGTACCAGTACCAACAACTGCCACTGCTGTAACTGTACTAGCTGCCTTTTGTATGTCCATGATTTTCGTATTCCTCCGTTGGTATTTCCCAGTCAGCGTATGTACGTCTGCCTGTTTTACCCTTTGAATCTATGTAGACTTGATCAAGACTCGACCAGTGACCCAAACGAACGCCTAATTTCACGTAGCTCCTCAAAATTCTTCTGTTTAGTGCCGCCATCATATGCCCAAGCATAACCCTCCGTAATCATTTTTTCATTTAAGGAAACAGTATCCTCGCCAACATACAACCAACCAAGAAGCCTACCATACTTCCCCATGCCACCCTTAAGTTCAGTTCTAATAGTGAGTTCTTCATCTCCTGCAATAGTATCTTCTAAATGTTTTTTCATCCAATAGGTAGCATCAAGACCGAGGGCTTTTTCCTCCAAATCTTTCGTTCTCTTCTCTGGGGTATCTACTCCCGCAATCCTTACCCGTTCTTTCTTGTATAAATCGAATCCAAGATCTATGGTGACATCTATCGTGTCCCCGTCCACTACCCTGTCTATCTTCACGACTCGGAAGTTGTAACAACTCTTCCTGCTCGGTGGAACCATCGCTCCCATCTTCTTCCTCCCATAGGTCTAGTGATCTATTTATAGATTCTTCTGGCGACGTTCTCGTTTGCTCTGCTTTATGATCTCTTAGTTTCTGTATCCATTCACCAGCAGTCCAACTAGCTTCTGCCTTAGGTGCAAAATATCCTGCTCCAATAAAAGCAACCGCCACAGATCCAAACAGACCTATAGCGGCTACTACTTTCTCATTTGCTCTAACTCTTTCAGTGAGCTCCTTCTGTTTTTCCAGTAATCTCTCTACTTGCGTCTCCAAGATCGCTATCTTCACTTCGTTCGTCATTAGGATACCAAGTATCATACATGAATATGTAGTAAATTGTCAAAGAGACTGCTACCAAAAGAATAGCAATCATTATATTAACTGATTGTACTACTTCACTGTACATGGATAACTCCCTTCATACCAGCACCAGCATGAGGATCACACTGGAAGTTATAATCACCTGCTTCATGAAAAGTAACTTCAAAAGTTTCACCAGGCGAAAATGCTAAGTCATTGTGTGAGAGTTCATCGTGTCCAGCAAACATAACATTATGTGGAGGCAGTTCGTTATTCACAAACGTAACTGTATCTTCAACATTAATGGTTAGTTCACATGGTGCAAAGACTAACATACCATCCTTACCCATTTGAATCTCTGCTGCCCATGCTGATTGTGCTAGTGAGAATGATAGGAAAAGTGAGGTGAGCATAATGGTGAGTCTACTCATCCACCACATTATTTCATGTTTCATAATTAGTGTCCCATAGGAATTCCTGCTGCCATAAAGTCAGCAACCTTTTTTACTTCTTCACTCACACAATAGTCAACAAAATGAGGATGCTCCTGTAAATAGGGAACATCCTCTTTTGAGTATTGTATTGCTTGATATGAATCTGCAGCGTACTCGCAGATTTCAAAATGATGTAATTCTGTGTCGTGATAACCGACTGTGTAGTGCTTCTGTTGAGTCAGGGGCATGATCTTTCAATCCCATACTAATCGTATTTATAGCACGGACTAGTAATTTTTGCCTAGTTCAGTGTGGACTTCCTGACTGGGTGTTAGTTCCACAACCTAGTTAATTGCCGAACATCAGACACTCCATAAAGTGCCTTACAAGTTTGCTCTGCATCCTCTCTAAGATTAGATGGTGATATGAATTCCACCTTTGTTAATCTATTTGAGTTAAGTAAAATTTGTGCTGACCATTTAGTTTCTTTCATAAATCCATAACCTTCTCTTCATAGAAAATATAACCACTATAATCAACCATTATATTCCACCAGGATCCCTCTACATCCTCTCTATATGCTTCTAGAATGGACTCAGCACCGTTATTAGTAGTCCACTCTCGAACCCACCATTGTTCTACGTCATCCCATTGATAACCTTTCTCTATTAATTGAGTCTCTTCTAACATTTTTAAGATACCTTACCACCTGTACAGTTCCATTCAGAATCAGGATTCACTTTATCCATAAAATTAAATCCAGATCCCTCTGGATATATGTATTGTCCATTCTCATCAAACCTACCTGAGGTGTCTGCTATCCTTGACTCCTTTGATGGATACTTGGGATAAGGTCTCTTCCCTGCCCTCATCTCATTACCCTTTCTTCTTCTCATCTGATTACCAGTCTCAGGCATATTATCTTTTTCCAACCAAGCAGTACCTAGTATCTCCTTGATCATCTCTTGTGTGTAACCGTTAGGGTGACTCACAATAAGATAGCACCAATTACAAATCCCTTAGCAAAAGCAAGACAAAGCATTTGATAATCAGTCAAGTTAAACTTGTCCTGTATCTTCTTTGCCATTGCCTTATCCCATTCCTTTACATGGTATAAAGCATGTGCAACGGGATTCATTTTTTCGTGATCGTTACAAGACATTAGTTTATCTCCTTATAGTTTAAATGTTTCATCTGACTTATCATCAGTGCTAATCTTGATAGGTGCTTGCTCAATTCTAATTGTTTGAGTAGGACCAGTCTGAGATGCTTTCTCTATTAATAGTTCAAGATCTTTCTTGCTGATGCCACCGCCCCCGTTACCATTGCCACCGTTGCCATTACCATTGTTCTGCATCTTCATAGTGCCACTT